TGGGACATAAAGAAGCGCAAAAAAATTTGTTTAAGCTAAAGCGACACATTCTCAGCAATTATAAATTACATTAGTATGGTTTTAAAAAATAAAAAATTGCAGCCTTCTGTAGCTGAAAAATCCTTTAACCAAGCCTTATCTTTTGTAAACAAAACGTGTCGCTAAAAAAATTACGACCCTTCTTCCTAGTGGAGTAGGGTCTTTTTCTGTAAGGAATATAACAGCAATGACGGACATCAAGGTTAAGAAACGAAACGGGCGACTAGAAGAAATAAATCTTGATAAGATTAATAAATGTGTGGAAAGAGCGTGCCAAGACCTCTCTGAAGTATCTGCAAGTGAAGTAGTCCTTGATGCCAGCCTTCAGCTTTACAATAAAATAACTACAGCAGAAATAGATACAGCTCTGATTATGTCTGCTCGGTCAAAGATTGAGAAAGAACCTAACTACTCTTACGTAGCCGCTAGGATGCTCCTCAATAATCTGTACAAAGAAGCATTTGGCCAGACTGTCGATTCAAACTTAGCCCATGAACTATGCAAAACCAGCTTCATAAAAAATGTAAAGACTCTTGTTAAAGAAGGTCTTTTGGATGAGAGGATGCTCGATTACGACCTAGAGCTTCTTAGTGAAAGCCTAGACATAGAGAGAGATAAGAATTTCAAGTACCTTGGAATCCAGACTTTGTATGATAGATACTTCATCCATATAGAGGGACGCAGAATGGAAACTCCTCAAGCGTTCTATATGAGAGTAGCTATGGGGCTCTCTTTGCAAGAAGAGAATAAAGAGGAAAAGGCTATCGAGTTCTATAACATGATGTCAACCTTTAGGTATTCCCCTTCAACACCAACTCTGTTTAATAGTGGCACGCGGCACTCGCAGTTGTCGTCCTGTTACTTGAGCACAGTTCACGATTCAATAGATGGCATCTTTGGGACTATCCACAACCAAGCAAGGCTTTCTAAATATGCAGGAGGTCTAGGCGTTGACTGGACTGCTATTAGGTCTACAGGTTCATACATCAAAGGCACAAATGGCCAATCATCTGGTCTAATTCCTTGGTTAAAGATATTCAATGACACCTTGGTTGGCGTCAATCAAGGAGGAAAAAGAAAAGGCGCTGGTTGTTCTTATCTAGAGCCTTGGCATATAGACGTTGAAGATTTTTTAGATTTGAGAAAGAACACTGGAGACGATAGAAGAAGATGCCACGATATGAATACAGCTTTGTGGGTATGTGATGAGTTCATCAAGGCAGCGCAGAAAGACTCTGACTGGTATCTCTTCGACCCCTCTGAGTTTCCTGAGCTACACGAAAAATACGGAGATGGGTTTAGTAGAGAATACAAGAAGGCGAAGAAAGCCGCAGACGAAGGCAAGGCCAAAAACTTTAGAGTAGTGTCAGCCAAGGAACTCTGGAAAAAGATGCTTAAGTCTTTGTATGAAACCGGCCACCCTTGGATTACATTCAAAGACCCCTCAAATATAAGATATAGCAACAAGCACGAAGGAGTCGTACATTCTTCAAATCTTTGTACAGAAATACTACTTCATACAAAAGCAACCGAATATGAAGATGGAGAGGTCATTGAGGTTGGAGAGACGGCTGTATGCAATCTAGCTAGTGTAAATCTTGAGAATCACGTTAAGGTTAGAACTTTAGATTGGAAGAAGCTGCAAGAGACTGTTGAGGTAGCAGTTAGAGGTTTAGACAATGTCATTGATATAAACTTTTATCCAACTAAAGAAGCTAGGAATTCTAACCTAAGACATAGGCCTGTTGGTTTGGGTATCATGGGCACGCACGGTATGTTGCATAAGCTCGGCATTACTTATGATTCACAGGAAGCAATTGACCTGTGCGGCAAAGTTCAAGAGTTTATTTCCTACTATGCAATATTAACCTCGTCCAAGTTAGCGAAGGAGAGAGGTCATTATGAGAGCTATATGCACTCAGAGTGGAGTTATAACAATTTGCCAATAGATACATATTGCAGACTTATGAACTCTAGAGATAAAGCCAAGTCATATAAACCAGAAGACTTCGAGACTCTTGAATGGAATAAGGTGAGGGAGCATATAGCAGGGCACGGAATGAGAAATTCAAATGTAATGGCGATTGCCCCAACAGCTACAATTTCTTACATACAAGGCTGTTCTCAATCAATAGAGCCTGACTACTCTGTTCTTTTCGTATACTCAACATTAAGCGGTGAGTTTACAATGATAAACGAACATTTTGTAGAAGCAGCAAAGAAGAAGGGAATCTGGTGTCAACAACTAATTGACGCATTGAAAGCTGCGGATGGAGATGTTATGGCTATAGACCTACCAGAAGACATACAGCAGAGGTTTAAAACTGCTTTTGATGTAAACGCAGATAGCTTAATATCCGCAGCCGCGTCCCGCCAAATGTGGATTGACATGGGCCAGTCTTTTAATCTATATAATAAGAGCACTAGCCTCAAGTATCTGAATGATATCTATACAAACTGTTGGGAACAAGGATTAAAGACAACTTACTATCTAAGAAGCAAGTCTGCAACTAGAGTGGAAAAATCTACTGTAGAAGAGACTGTCGAAGAACAGAAAGTAGAAGACTCTTTAGATGGTATCAAGGCCTGTGCTATAGATGACCCAGATTGCGAGAGCTGCCAATGAGATTTATTGAGACCAGACAATCTAATACATCTCCCCCAAAATATATTCTAGAGCTTAAGCCTGAAGAGGCTGAGAAAGTAAAAGACCTCCTGCAAAAGATTATTGAGAGATTAGGAAATGAAGAAAAGTAAAGAAATAATTTCAGACAAAGTAGCAGTTGTAAACCAAATTCTGCCACACGTAAACAAATGGGCTTGGGATTTATTCATTGATGGCGCGGCCAATAACTGGATGCCAACAGAGGTTTCTATGGCTAAAGATATTGAGCAGTGGAAAAATGGAACATTGTCTGAAAATGAAAAGCTTGTAGTCAAAAGATGCCTAGGATTCTTTGCCGGTAGCGAGTCTTTGGTAGCCAACAATCTCCTGCTGTCTATATTTAAGTTTGTAACCGATGCTGAATGCAGACAATACATTCTTAGACAGGCCTACGAAGAGAGCCTCCATAACCTGACTGTTGTTTATTGCTGCGACTCTTTGAATCTAGATATAGATGAGGTCTATCAAGCGCACATGTCTGTGCCAAGCATAAAGTCAAAAGACGATTTCCTGATGGAAATATCAACCGATATCAATAGGCCAGACTTTAATATAAATACACTGGAAGGTAAAAGAGAATTTTTAAGGAACATGATAACTTACTACGTTATCTGCGAAGGAATATTCTTCTATTCAGGTTTTGCTATGCTATTATCTTTTAATAGACAAAACAAGCTGCCGGGAGTAGGAGAACAAATTCAGTATACACTGAGGGATGAGAGCTTGCATATCAAGTTTGGTACTACTTTAATTAATAAGATTAGAGAAGATAATCCAAAGATATGGACCAAAGCTTTTGAGGCTGAAACAATAAAGCATATTAATAAAGCCATGGAGCTTGAAATACAATACGCAAAGGATGTTTTGCCCAACGGAATCCTAGGATTGAATTCAGAAATGTTTATAGAGTATATGTCATTCATTGCTAATAGACGATTTACGAACTTGGGTATTGACTCTCCTTACAAAGATTCAAAAAACCCGTTTCCTTGGATGAGTGAAATCATAGACTTAGAAAAGTGCAAAAACTTTTTTGAGACTAGAGTTACTGAATATCAAGTCGCAAACATAGAAGATGATTTTTAATGCCAAGAAAAACACCCAAATATATGGAGGGTAACTCCTCAATAGAAAAAGTATTTTTAAAAAAGAAGATTGAAGCAAAAAGCCCTAATCAAAGAAAGTACATCAGGTCAATAAAATCAAATGACGTTACTTTCTGTAATGGGCCTGCTGGCAGCGGCAAGACGCATCTTGCTGTTGCAATGGCGGTTGACTTTCTTATTAAAGGAGTTGTCGATAAGATAGTAGTCACAAGACCTGTCATGTCTGCCGGAGAAAGCATAGGCTTTCTGCCGGGTACTGCTGACAGGAAGCTTGAGCCCTACATGTGCCCTGTCTTTGACGAGTTCAACTACTATGTCTCTAGGCAGCAGGTCTCAACTTGGAAAAACCAAGGAGTTCTTGAGGTCGTGCCGATAGGGTTCATGAGAGGTAGGAGTTTTCACAATTCATTTATAATTGGTGATGAGTGTCAAAATTTATCAGCAGAACAAATGAAAATGTTCTTGACAAGAACTGGACTAAACTCTAAACTAGTAGTGACGGGAGATGAGTCCCAGTCAGACCTTCCTTTTTCTCAAAGAGGAGCCTTTGGAACATGCCTGAAAAGGCTTGTAGGCTTGGAAGGGGTCGGGACAATCACCTTGACTAAAGAAGATATTGTAAGGAACTCGTTGATTCCTTTAATAATTGAGAGACTCGATATTTAGGAGATTTTAGATGTCGGATGTTAATTCTGTGACTGTTTCTGGGCGACTAACAAGAGACCCAGAGCTACGTCAAACAAAGAGTGGAGCAAACGTTGCTTCTTTTAGACTGGCAAACAACCTAGCGAAGAAGACTAATTTCTTTGACGTTAGCCTTTGGGGGCGTTCTGCTGAAACAATTAATCAGTACGGCGGCAAAGGTAGCTGGATTTCTGTAACAGGAAGACTAGAGCAGGAGGAGTGGGAAGATAGGGACGGCAATAAACGCACAAGCTATCGCATCACTTCGGAAAACTTCAACTTCATGGGCGGCGGCAAGTCTGATGGAGAAGGAAGCGAAGTAGCTACCAGCGCTGATACTCAAGCATTAGAAGATAGTGGAGTTCCATTCTAAGATGCCTGAGTATTCGTATTGCTGCGACCCCCAACAAGGGGGTTGCGGCTATACTTTTTCTGTTGTACAATCTTTCTCTGAGTACAAAGTCCTAAAAAGATGTCCTGAGTGTAAAAAGCACAGGCTTATAAGAGACTACTCTGAGGACAATGTGACTGGTTCTGTAAAAGGCTCTGGAGGAGCTAGAACTATAGGTCAGCTCGCTGAGAAGAATACTAGCAGGATGAGTAGTGACCAAAGACAAATGCTTAGTAAGAAGCATAATGAATATAGAGACAAAAAAGACAGCTTGCCTGTTAAAGGTGAGAGAATCAAAAAAGCTAAAGAGAAACCTTGGTATAGAAGTAACAACGATGTTGCATCCATGACACCTACTCAGCAGCAAAACTATGTTAGGACAGGTAAAAAGAATGGATAGGATTACAAGCTCAGAAATTGATAAGGCTATATTCAAGCCATCAAAAGAAGACAAAAATGATATTCAAGACAAAGACGAAAGAGAAGTCGTTGCCTATACAGAGAGACTGCAAGAAGTAGATGAAAAGTCTCCAGATGCCTATGCCAAGCGTGTAAACGTAAATGGCAGAACGTACTACTACGTTAAGCAAGATAGTTACGGAAGGCTATATAATCCTAGCGGCATGTATTCTGAAAATAGACAAAATAAACAGCTCAGACACGCAGGGCGACCTAACTGGGTCTTCAGAGAGGTTGAGAAAAAAGTCTACGACCTTTACACAAAGTTCTTAGAAACAAAGAACTCTGCTTGGCTAAGCAATGCTGAGAGGGAGATTGTATAATGGCTAGAGGCAGACTTAGCAAACATGAAAAATATATCATCGAGGGTATGATAAAAGATAGCCATACTATCGCCGAGATAGCTAAAGAACTTGGAAGAACAGAGAAGTCTGTTGAAACTTACGCTAAAACGATAGACAAGCCGAAGCAAAAGAAGAAAAAGAAAAAAGAGGAGGCTCCAAAGCCTCTAATCGCAAAAGACCTTATGGTTAATGTAACAGCAATGAAAAGAAGTAAGGGTGTCAGCATGATGACAGAAGCAGCGTCACAAAGAGGCGATGCCGTCAAAGGCTCAGACACAGTTTCTAGAACAGCTAAGAACGCAATTTTTAAGATAAACGATGACCAGTAAGAAGTATCCGTCAAGATACTCTAGTGGCAAACAAGTAGGCGCAGCTCAGTACATCGCAGAATTAGTCTGCGAAAAGATGGCTAAGAAAAATAAGAAAGAACTTCCTCAAAAGTTCTGGAATCTGCCTGAATGGAAGAAGAGTTACAAATCGCAACTTTTTGCCGCCAGAGGACTGTTGAAAATTTATAGCGAAGTCGCTATCATAAGAGCTCTAAATTCATCTAGAGCCTTTGGTATTTATTCGCTGAGAGCTCCTCATCTCGACGATATAATCAAAGAGCAACAGAGGCTTATAGACCTTGAAAAGCAAAAGCCAAAGACTGCCGAAGTCAAAAGGGCTGATACGAAGTCTAAGCCTAGAGAGAGTATAGTTAAGAAAACAAACCTTGGTAAGTTAAGGGAGTTAGACCTTTGAGCGTATCTATTGAAAAAGACATTGTTAAGCAGTTTGGCGACGGTATAATGCGGTCTGGAGCAGCTGTGGTTGATTCAGAGCTTTTAGTTGTCCCTGTATGCCCATCTCTAGATGTCGTTCTTGGAGGAGGAATACCCGAAGGTAGTTTCGTAACCTTCACAGGCCAGCCCAAGTGCGGCAAAACAACTACGTGCTTACACTTCGCTGCAAAGTGCCAAGGCAAGGAATACGGAGGAGAGCTTTGTCCAGAAGGTAGACATGTATACTTTTTCAATATTGAAGGCCGTCTTAAGAAAAGAGACTTA